TAGAACCTTGCGGAAACGGAACTCTTCAGGGTCTACTTCTACAACTGAAACTTTCTTTTTTGAAATGACTGATGAAAGTAGTTTTTTGGACTGTGCCTCTGGTGATGATGATACCTTAAGTACATCAAATAAATCTGTTGAGGTTTCTTTTTCTTCTTCGGTTAACCATTCAGAAAAACCTTGATATGTATAAAGCTTTTTATGAGCAGGGGAAAACAAAATAGTATGTGTATTACTGCCTTTGTTTTTGTCAACTAATTGAACTAAATCTCTGTCACCTGTAAACATAATGACTGATTTTCCGTTTGCAAGACATTCAGTATTCCAAGCATACATTAAATCATCACCTTCTGCTCCGTCTACTTTAGAATAAACAACACCTTGCTTAATAAGTAGCTGAGTGAACTCTTCCGTAATCTTTTGAAAGTTAGACCAATTAATAGAACTGTCTTGTTTACGATTTCCTTTGTATTCAGCCTCGGGGTAAAAATCTTTTCTCCATGATCTTGAATCAATTGTCCAAACAACCTTATCTATCAATCCTTCAAACAGTCTAATTTGATATGCAAAGTCTGTTGCTAATTTTCTCATAAAGCTTTGAGCATCTTCATCAGTTCCTAATAGTTCTCCCTTTTTAGATTTTCTTGGCAAAACATAAAGAGTTCTAAATAGGAAATAATTACCGTCTATGACAAATGTATGTCTTCCTGATTTTCTCATAATAATCTATTTAATATAATTATAACAACTATTATCTAAAATTGAAAGTAGAATTTAAAATAATTTCCTCGCATTCTTCTTTTGATAATTTAGATTGTCTTAAATCATAATATCTTTTAACAGCAGAACCTAATTCATAATGATTAGGAAACTTCTTAATTAACTTTTCTAAAAATTGTGCTCTCATACACCGTTCACTATTGATTGCAGTTCATAAATACAAGCAAGCATTGATACTGCAGGATCAATTACTTGTTGTCTTTGTGATTGATATTTTGCTACGGTTACCACAATCTGAGGTATAAATTGAATATATGATTCTCTTTCTTGTTGTATAAATTCAATAAACTCAGCACCTAAGGACGATAGTACATCATCAGTTCTATTTGCATAATTTGATAACATATATTGATAGTTCTTTACAGGATCTTCACCATCTATAACTAAATCATAAATATCCTTATACACAGAACTAAATTGTTTAATGTCTTGAACTGTTATTGTATCTTTACCTTGTGATTGAAAGCCTTGTAACTGATTTAACATATTTCTTAAATCAGGAAACTTTCTTTTTACTAATTCTACTGCTGCATGTTTATCTATGTTTATTCCTTCTTCTTTACATATCTTAAGAACTCTCATTATGTAACTTTTCATGATTTCAGTTTCTTCTTCTTTTGAAAAATCAAAATCAATCATTTCAAACCTAGATTGAATAGGATCTGGTACTTTGTTAATATAATTACAAGTTGCGATGAATCTTGCATTAACATTAAATTGATCCATTGTAGCTCTTAGTGCTTTAAAGAATTGATCGGATACTCCGTCAATCTCATCAAGGATAATAACCTTCATTTTTCCTGGTTCATCCATAATTGACCGATTAGCACAAAAATCAGTAATTCTATTTCTAACAATATCTACTGAAGTATCTGTAGATGCATTAATGTACAAGTAAGGATGTTTAAAATGTTTAACCAATACTTTAGCAGCTGATGTTTTTCCTGTACCTGGACTACCATGTAAAAGTAAATGTTGATAAACACCTTTACTTAATTTATCAGAAACTCTCTGAGGAGTTATTAAATCTTCTAATACCTGAGGGCGGTATTTTTCAGTAAGTAAAATGTTTTGTATGTTCCGCATAATTAATTTATTTTTATATGTAGAAAAATGAGATTGTTTTAGGATGAATAAATATAAAAATAAGCATACCTTATGCAGAGAAATAGAAACATTAGAAAGGTTATTCAAGAACCTAAAGCATTAGAACATAATTCTAATGTTTATCGTCGAGCTGACAAAAGAACATTTGTAAGAAAGACGCATGCTAGGCCAGCTCAAGTAGCAACAGCTAAAACTATAGAATTAGTCAATGCTGCTCAGCCTGAACCATCAACTGTCTATTATTCAAGAGTAGAAAAAATATTTGAAGGTGAAACTATTTATATTATTGGTGGTGGACCTTCTTTAGTAAATTTTGATTTTAGGCAACTAGTAGGTTGTAAAACTATTGCCATCAATAAAGCTATTTTATTTCATAGAGCAGATGTATGTTATTGGACTGATGGAAGATTTTACACTTGGTTTAAAAATGAAGTAGATAATTACACAGGTTTAAAATATGCTCTTAAGCCAGGTAGTCAATATACCAAAGACATTCAAGTATTAAGAAAAGGAAAGGCTTATGGTTTAGAAAAAGATCCTTCCACATTAGCTCATGGTTTTAATAGTGGTTATGCTGCTATAAACTTAGCTTATCATTTAGGTGCCAAGAGAATAATCCTTTTAGGATATGATATGGGAAATGATGGATCACTAGGACATTTTCATGATGGTTATCCTACAAGAGCCATAGGTGATAAAATCTATAAAGATAAATTTATGCCTAGCTTTAAACAATTATCAGTAGATATGAAAAAGGAAAATGTTATGGTTCTTAATGCTTCACCTTATAGTAAGTTAAATGTATTTCCTAAGATTACATTAGAACAAGCATTAAGCTTTAGATGATCTTTTAGCATAAGTCATAAACTCTCTTTGTTCCTTTTTTAAGAGGTGTTTACAGTGTTTAGTAAATTTGATTGATGTATCTATAATTCTACTATCTACACTTTTATTCCGTGAGTTATGAGCCTTAGAACATTTATTACAAACAAAATTTTCTACTTTCTTAGAATCCATTCTAGATTTAATAGGAACTTTACATATGCCACAATTCCAATCAATTAAATCTGCATCTTTTTCTAATTCTTTTTGTGTAGTGAAGGTTTCTTGAAAAGGATTCCAAATAACTTTATTAACATTCTTTTCATGGTCATTCATATCTTCAACTTTAAATACGATTTCAAAAGCTTGAGTATCAGAATCTAACCATTTCATATGACGGTTGTTTAAAAGCAATTTTTGCTTCAAAGGCGGAAGGTTTTCCAAAAGAATACCATACCGCCTTTTATACCATCCGAAGTTTATCTTACGAACTTTATACATAAATTTTTAATTTAGCAGTTACAGCATGTACAATCACATGAAGTACCACATCCGCATGTTTTACAATTACATTTCATTTCTTAATCTTGCAAATTTTTGAGAAACTGATTCTGCTACATATTCAAAAGATTCACCTAATGTCTGGAGCTTCTTTTTAGCATCAGCTTCTTTTTTCTTAAGTTCAGCAATATCTTCTTTACTGTCTTCAATTGATTTCTCTATTTTCTGAACACCTTCTTCAGAACCTCTACCAGTTTTTAAATCTCTTTTGGCCTGATCTAAATCTTTCATAGCTTTGGTCATTCTACTTCTCTCAGCTTCTATGTTGTCATTAAAGTCTTTAATATCAGCTTCTAACTTAGCCTTCTTGTCAGCATTAGCATCTGTCGTAGTTTCTTCTTTTTCTGGCTTTTTAGTTTCTTCTTTTTCTGGTTTTGAAGTTTTAATATCATCAGTATTTTGTTGTGATACTTTAGCCGGCTCTTCTTTCTTTGCAGCAGTTGATTCATAGTCTTTTAATTCACCAGTTACCTCGGCTGCCTTTTTCTGTAATTCATTAGCCTTTATCTTTAACTTTTTCTTTTCTTCGCCATCTGCTGATTTAAATACCACGTCATTAGCCGCTAACCTAGCTTTTGTAGTTCCTAGCGATACAACCTTCTTAAGTATTGGTGAAGTAGCCAAATCATTCATCCTTTGAGAGATAGCAGATGTAGTATCAGCAAGAGCAGCATTCTTAGCTTTATTAGCTTGAGTTAATACTTCCTTTTGTTTATCAGTCATTTCATCACGGCCTTTAGCTTTTCTCTTAGCAAAGTCCACATCATTAAGAGCCTGTTTTACTTTAGCCTTTTGATACTTCTTTAAGTTATTTTTAATCTTAACGTATTTAATAGGTGTCTTAATAACATCCATTATTCCTTCGTTAACAAATTCATCATATGTTTTTAACTTTTTCATCGGATAGTTTTTGTTTTTTTATATATCAGAGTTTATAAAACAAAAAAGCCACTCCGAAGAGTGGCTTTCTATATAAAGTATTAAACTATTATTAGATAATAGAACAACCAGTGAACGTGAAGTTCATTGTGTAATACATTAATTCAGGATTGAATCCAGCGTCTACTAAAGCGAATCTAGATTTAACCGCGATTTTAGGAGCCATAGTTCCTTCTGCGATTGTTTCTACTGATTCAGCCATTAAGTAAGGCATGAATACTAAACCAGGTGAGTTACCATCACCTTTTCTTCCTACAGCGATTGTGTAGTCGTTAAAGGCTCTGTTTGGATCAACATAAATAGTTACCCCAGCGATCGCACCAATTGGATATAAAGATCCACCAGCTTGATTAACTGTATTTGATAACGGATATGCAACGAATCCAGCAACTGATTGAAGAGCAGTAGCCATTTCTCCACCTGTTACAGCGAAAGTAGCTGGTCCTCTTCTACCTCTTGTAGCAATTAAGTTACTTGCAGCAAGAATCTTAGTGTAGATTCTTCTCTGTAAAGTACCTTGTACATTACCACCACCAAGAACGTTAGTCTGGTTTGCAGGAAGTCCTGCAGCATTGACGTTAGCGTTTGAAGTGTTGTTAGGTCCTAATGCAATTGCAGTAGTAGCACCACCTGCTTGGTCAAACTGTTGAGATAACTGTGTACCGTTTACAGCCGCAATGTTTGCGTTGTTAGTTACACCGTTTCTAAAGATTCTGTCCAAGATGTACTTGTTGATTGACTGAGTCAATTCGTTTACTAATACAGCTTCTACTTGAGCCACTGCATCGATACCGAATTGCTTAAGGTCTTGTACTTGTTCTCTAGTCACAGCAGCAGCAACTTGGAAAGTTTCAGCAGCTACAGACTTGTTGAATAAGCTAAGTCCCATAATGTTATCAACAGTTGCTTCACCAACACCTCTTTGGTAAGGATCTAAACCGTTAATATTCTCAGTTGCAAAACCAGGGAATCCTGTAGCAGGATCATTACTTGGTTGGAAAGCATTACCAGAGAAACCAGAAATGTGGTCTTCTAAAGCTTTAACTAAACCTAACTGAGAAGCAGCAGCAACAGTAGCCATTCCTGTGATAGATGCACCAGCACCCATATCAGTAGTAGCAGAACCTGCTCTTACAGCTCCAGCAACTCTTGCTACACCATAAAGGACAGCGTTGTTAGCAATTGCATCATAAATAGTTGTTGCAGCTAACTCAGAACCTTGAGCATAGTTAGAACCACTGTTAGTTTGAGGAGTACCAACTAAAGTACCACCACCAGTTGCAGCTTTTTGAGCAGTATTGTTAGCTCTTACTCTGAAGATCTTTAAACCGTCAATTCTTGATAATCCAACGAAAGTTAATTCGTAAGATGCAAAACAAGAGTTTGCAGCAACAGGAGTTACACCAGCCGCTGTACTGTTTAAACCATCTGCGTAAAGTATATCATTTACGATAAAGTCAGTTCCGTCATCGTTTGTAACAGCGAACTTGACCATTAATGGAGCAGCTACAGTATCAAGAGCACCGTTAATAGGAGCACCTGAATCTCTACCTCCACCATATACAAAGTCCAAATAAGTTAAGATTCCCATTGGTCCTTGCATTGGTACTACAGGAACTAAGTCTAAACCTACAGTCTGTGCAGCTACTTGCATTGCAAGTGGTAACAAAGAAAAAGGTCTGTCTCCAGATCCAGCAGTTTGTCCTGGGAAAGCATTCATTGATCCAGGATCTCCTGGCAATGTAACGTTACCCATACTTTGAACATTCATGTTCGGGTTAAGGTGTACAGTATTGTAAACACTCTCATTAAGGTTATGGTAGTGGCAATATTTAGACATCCAAGCTAACTTAGACTTTTCTGTAATGCCAGTACTTTCCTCAATAACAGGTCCCCAAGTCTTTTGAACCTCAGCCTCATTGATTAATTGATTTGCGTACATTTTAAAAAATTATTTTTTCGCATTTTTGTGGAATTATAAAAATTCCTTTTTTAATCGCCACAGCCCTTTTCTTCTTAGCTATTCGATTATATCGTTTAGATTGATTATCTATTCAATCTGAATTTCATTTTATTTACTAAGTCGTTTTTGAAACTTTCGTTTACTAAAGATTCTTTTTTCGTAGCAGCTTCAGCAGCCGTCTTAGCTTCATTTATTGCTTGTAAGTTCATTTGAGTATCTCTCATATCTCTTGTCTGCCAGAAATTATTAATAGCATAAGGAGTATTTAAAGAGTGAAACTTAGATTCAGCAATAATTTGTTCTTTTCTATTTTCTGAAAGAGCTTCCCATTTATCACGGTATTTCTCTGGCATATCATCAATAAAGTTAATTGCCTTTCTTTCAGTGATAAAGCATGAGTCCCAAACATTTTCTGCTTGTACAGTTGACATAATAGAATTCTTATTCATTGATTCAACTATAAGAACTTTCTTATCTTCAGATAAAGAATCAAATTCATTCTTTTTAGATTCTGATAAGAAATTCATAAAGTGCATTTCATTTACAGATTTAGCTTCTGCTTTAGAAATTAAATCATTTAATTTTTCACTTATAGAATCTTTGTAAGATTTAGTATCTTCTTTTACTTCAACAGACTCAGTGATTACTTCTGCTTCAGTTTCTTCAGATGATTCATTGATTGCTTCACCTTCTACAGAATTCATGTTTTCTGCAATATACTCAGAATACTTAATACTCTTATCTAAGTTTTCTGAAAGGTATTCAGAATAAGCAATGTTTTGATCCACCTTTTCTGCAACATACTCAGAATATTCAATTCCTTTTTCTAAGTTTTCACCTAAATAGTTAGCATAAGCGATACCTTTATCTGCTTGTTCAGCAACATGCTCAGTATATTGAATTGAGTTATCTAATTCTTCCCCTAAGTAAGATGCATAATTTTTAATTTTATCTACATTCTCTGCTAAGTAGTCAGAGTAAGATATACTCTTGTCAAGATTTTCAGATAAGTATTCAGTATAGTCAGTTACTTGATTTACCTTCTCTGCAATATGTTCTGTATATTTAACTAGTTTTTCGATTAATTCATCGTTTGTAGAATTTGCAGATTCTTTGACACTATCCAATGTATTTTTTACATATTCAGTATACTTATTAAAATCTTCAACAGTTACAAATTTGTCTGATGTATTTTCCATTGTTAGATCTGTTTTATTTGTTTTATTTATTTCTTCTTCTGAGCTATCCATTTCATAAATGAATAATCCTTCGCTATCTTCAAAACCGAAAGATTCATTAACTCTTGCCAACTCAGCATTTTCAAAACCTGGATCAGCAACTAAATCGTATGTAAAGAATTTTTTAATTTTAACCTTTCCTGCTTCATCAACAGTACCAGCCGCTCTACTAGAAATATGTAATGGGATTCCATCCTCTATTAATGCCTGCGCTTCTTTACCCTTAGATGTATTTAATAATCTTATTCTTCCTAAAACTTGTTTCTTGTCTTTATCATATTCTAAATCTTCAATAACATGAGATACATTTGATAAACTAACATCAAAATCTTTAGGGTGATCAAGTTCTCCTAATAATTTATTAGTCTTAACTTTTTCTTTAAGTTCGTTGATATGAGGAAGTACTTCTGACTCTTCATATATTCTGTTGTTTTTATTCTTTACTCCAATCTCTGTAAATACACCTTCAAGCACGACAGAGCCATCATCGGCCTTAGTCATACTTAAATTAGACTTTGATCTTTCTAGAATTAAAAGTTTCTTATTAGACATCTTTCTAGTATTATTTGTTTTATATATTATAGATCTCATTAGTTTTTAGATTCCAGCTAATGGGTCTTCATCCATTCCGTCATCTTTCTTCTCTGGCTTAAAATCTTTCTTGTTGGCACCTAATAAGATCTTTTCAATATCTTCCTCGGAATATCCATCAGTTCTTAATTCCTCACGTTCTTTAGCTCGAGCATTTGCTTTTATATCATCACGGGTAAAGCCGCCATATCTCTTAATTAAGAATCCTAGATCAAAGTAAGGTATTTCTTCCATTTCAGCGGTCATTGTACTTAACTGTGTCTTTAAATTACCAATAAAGTCTACACGTTTTGTTTGCAATTCCATTTCTTTCATTTCCTCAAATACATTATCTTTAATAAAATTAAGTCCTAAACCTGATTTAAATGCAATATCATTTTTTAGTTCAGGATGATTAAGACACATCTGAAGATATACAGGCTTAACTAATATTTCTTGCCAAATGGATCTTAACCTAGAAATAAATCTACCAAATTTAATTTCATCTCTTAACATACCACTTGCTTCCATATCATAAGTATTTCCACCTTCTCTATCGAATCTAGAAAATGGAATCTTAGATGCTAATTGCAACTTATCAGAAAAATACTTTAATGATTCAGTATCACCTAAATCAGGACCATCTCCTCCAATAGTTGTAATTTCTGGAGATTCACCATCTTTAGAAGGTAACCAGTATTCTTTGTTAAACGGCATCATTGGTTTACCATTAGTTTGAATTTCACCACTCTCAAAGTTAAAGTCTACAACCTCACGATATGAGTTCATTAGAGTAGCCAAAGATTGTTTTGCTCTGGTTTTTGATTTACCACCAACCGGGATTGTAAATTGTGTTTTAAATGAAGCATTAGATACGGCCCAGATTATTCTACTGTGCTCCATAATTCTTAGAAGGTTAAAAGATCTTATCAATCTTTCAACATAAGATATTCTCATCGGTGAATTTACTTGTGAATATGATAAGTAAATTATTTGAGAATCCCATAAAGTTCTTTCCTTTGCGCCTTGGCCTTTATATTGGATCCAAACTTTTTTACCGTCATCAGTATCTATACCAGGCATTAATGATACAGGATCTAATTCTTTAAAACCAATAATCTCTGTTTGTTTATCATTATAAACAATCTCAAACGCCAAGAATCCGTCAATTAACCATTTTCTAAAATAATTCCAAGGAGAAACCGAATCATTAAAACCGAAGTAGTTGTAGATATTATTATATACATCCGCAATCTCTTCTTCTATTGATTCTCCAATATGACCATTAAATTCTGCATATGCCATATAATTAGATTCATCAAAAACAATTGCTTCATCAGTCAATACATCTAAGATATCTTCTATTTCATCTTGTACTGCAAAGGTTCTTAGTTGATCACGTTTTCTTTCATAGTCTTTATCAAAGAAAGAAATGTTTTTCTTCATATTGGTATCTGTCAATGATAATGCTGCAAACGCACCATAAATATCATCAGCATCAGATCCCATAGGATTAAATGTATAACCCATTTGATTTTCAGTAAAACCTACTGCACGTGAATTACGAATGATCATATCATCATATGCCATTCCTAAATTAGAAAGATCTTTAAGAAGCCTTCTTACTGGATTACCAGTGCTTAAAGGACCTCTTCTATCTGTAAAACCTGCCATAATCTATTTTTATTATTAGTTTATATATTCTTGTAGTATAATGCTTGAGCTTGGTTAATGTTTCCGCCATAAAAATAATCTTCATTATTAACTCCGCCAATATACCAGTCCTCATATCCTAAGACATAAGGTGTTTTCATTTTCTTTATCATATACTGCCTCGTGCAGTAAGTTAAATTATATTTTTTGCCATAAGCTCTTTTAACAAACTCCCATCTAAAATTTGTTATAGGTGCTTGTACTTCTGGATTACCTAAAGCATTACCTTTTGTTAAACCTTTTATTTGAGATGCTAAAGATGATGTTAATTCAGTTAAGAAAGGTATTCTTGCTTCATAAGGCATATAGTGTAAATTGATTCCTAGCTGATGGCCATTATCAGATTCTCCTAACCCTAAAACTAATGGACGAGAATCATAAAAAGGTTCATCCTTAGTATAATAATAAAAACTATACATTTGCCCAGGATTCAAAACACCGTCAGCGACTGCGCCTACTCTAGGTATATCAGCATCTGACATTTTAGATGCTCCTCTTCTACCTTTACCATCAGTTAGGTATATTTCTAAGTCTTCTGTGAATTGTCCTATTAAAGCCATTAGAATAATTTTGAATCTTCTGTAAGTAACATTACTTTACAATTTCTTTCTCTAGCCATTTTATTTAACGCATTAGTTTTGCATAAATTTCTAATATATGACTCATATGCATATTTAAAATTTTTCATCGCCTTTGCGGTCTTTCTTTTTGGCTCTTTAGGTTTTGTTAATTGTGCCTTAGGTTTTATCTCTACTACATATTCTTCAGTAGTATCACCCTTTTTCATCTTAAAGAAAAAGTCAGGATAGTACTTATGAAATTTGTTATCTAATAAATTAAAGTAAGGAATAGAGAAAGGTTCAGATATCCAGAAAATAACATCTTCATTATGATCACACCAATGGCAAAACTTTCTTTCCCAGCTACTTCTGTATATGATAGGTCCTTCACCTCTGTATTTTTGAGGATACTTAGGTTTATAGTAACCTTGTTTAAAGCCTGACTTTACAGTGGGTTTTACCTTTTTTATACTCATCTAACATTTTATATTGTATAGATCCCTTCACCGTCTGCACTTCCATTGATTGAAACTGTGCCTTGATATTTTTTAGGATGCAATTTATTCCAGCCTTTTGCGAAACCTCTTTTTGCTATTTCTGTAAAATAAGCAAATGCATTAGTGCTTTTTTCTGGATTAAAGTTTTTCCAATATCTATAAAGATCCATGTAAGCATATGCAATACAATCTTGCCTATCTTCTGGATTCCTATATGTTAATTTTCTTGAACACTTATCAGCTAACAGCATTAAAAACTCCAACGCCTTTGGTGTCAATTCTCCTTGTTCTTTAGAAATAATGATTTGTTCCAACAAATCTCTATTATTCAAATAATTTCTCTTTCTTGCCATTAACTTTAATTTATTTATTATTATATACAAAAAAGGACCGATTGTTTAATCTTCAATCGGTCCTCTAATTTTATTAAATTAGAATGTAGTATGGAGGTTTAAATCTTAACCTCTAAATCCTCTTTAGGTAATACTATACTCTTTCCATTTTTAGGAACGATTATAGTTAACAGATCATCATCACCTAAAGAAGCATATTCTTCAGCATTAACTAAGACTTCTTGTCTCTTTTTAAGACCTTGTCCACTTTTTTTAACCGATGCTTCTACAAAGCCATCGTTTAAATAGTCGTCTTTAGTTTTTTTTTCTGAAATATATGAATCAGCTAATTCTTTTTCCTTTCCTTTTAGCTCTTCTTCTAATAAATTTAGAGCTTCAGTTAATTCTTCAGTTTCACCTAACTTTTTAATAGCAGCTTCAACTTCAGCCTTCTTTTCTTCTAGGAAAGAAATTGCATCAGTAAGATCTTTTCTTTTATTTTCTTCAATTGCTTTTTCATTATCTTCAGCAATTAATCTTTCAGAAAGAATTGGAGAAACATCAAAATTGATAAATTCTTTTACAATTTCTACAGTTTCAGTAGCAGTATCAATTTTTACCATTTCATTTAACTTCATTCCAGGATTAACTTTGTTGATATAAATACCTTCACTTACACCAATCATAGTTAAGAATACATCTAAGAATTCTTGGTTTTGGATAGTTGTAAAGTTATCCATTTCTGCAAGAAGATCAATTGATTCAAAGAACTTACAGATTTTATCATTCTGCCATTGGTTTCTATAACCTGAGAAGTTAGTTGCTAATAATGATTCTTTTAGTTCAATTATACTTGCATTAGTTAAATCAACTTTACCCATCTTTAATGTTCCTTCAGTAATATTGTACTCTAAAGATTTACCATTCTCTCCATGTAAAGAAAGAATATCACCATTTCTTGAGAACATATCTAAACCTTCACTAACATCGAAGAATCTTGGGTCTGTTACATTTGCTTCAGTAATATCTTTTCCATCAAATGTATAGTTCTTTCCGTGTAATCTAAAAGTTAAACCTTCTTCAGATTCTAAAACTGGAGAAAGAACAGAAACAACCTTTCCGTTTGCAGTAGATGCGATTTTCTTATCCTCAGCATTCATTTCATTTACAATTGCTTTACAATCCATTGACCAAGGATTCTTAGCAGCTACAGCATTAAATTTAGATTTAACATCTGATTCATTTAATAATGAAGTTAAATCTGCAATCAATGTTTCTGCTAATTTTCCTCTTTGCCCAGATAATCTTGCAATTGATTCATTGATTCTAAACTTCCACTTTGCAGCATTATATGCTTCCATAATATACTCTCTTAATTCTGATACTGGGTTTAACCAAGTATTTTGAGACAGCTTGTGGTATAAGTCGCTAGCAATACTAAATTTAAGAGTAGGGCTAGATGAATTTTCTATCTCTTCACTAATTTGTGAAAGGTCAGCATTTTTCAATTTCATCGGAAATGATTTTAATGCTTCTTCTAAAATAGTTAAGGATTCTCTAACAGAATATGAAACTCTGGAGTTATCATTATCCATTGCTTTTAGTCCGTTAATACTCTCCATAACGTTTTCATACAGATCTGTTAATGTAAAGTTCATTTTATTTTGATTTTTTTGATTATTATTTTCAGTGTATATATCGGATTTGTCTTTGTGTGTTTCCAAATACTGGTTAATTCCAGTCATTGCCATTTGTTGAGGTATTCCCATACCGACTAAAATAGCAAGTACTTGTTCTTTACTCATTGATCCACTATGATCAATTTTAGCGTCATTGTCAATATCTGACATTCTACCACTCTGGCTAAACAAAACATGGATTATATCCAAAAGTTGTTGGCGTGGGTGGTTTAGATAAGGAGCACTTAAATTTACACCTGCCTGTGGAGTAATTGCCCCATCTGCATAAACTTGAGTTTGTCCTTCGTTTACTGTGTTTTCCATATTACACTATTTGATTTGTTTTATATATTATAAGTCTCTTCAATTAATTGTATCATCTATCAAATCCAGAATCAACACTACCTAATCCTGACTCTGGTACTTTAGGTTTAGCATTTGCATTTCTATAAATACGGCTTTTTGGATTCTCTGGTGGTTTTATAGATGAGTCTATCTCTGCATCACTATATTGATCTCCAGTCTGTATAGAATCCGGGTTGATATAGCCTTTATTACTGAATGTACCAGCAGGTTGAGCCTTTAAAATACTATCTTGTGTAAATTCAAATTTTTGGAATACTCCTCCAAAATAAATACCGAGCTCATTATCTTTACCTGATCTAAGCATACCTACACCAGCAGCGGTTGGATTAGACTTAATAGCCTCTTTGGTCATAAGGCTAACTTCAGGTATTAATATTCCACTTTCAAATACTGGCATAAATGAACTTACTTCTATAGGAAATGTTACACTCCATTCTTTTTTGTCATTTAATTGAAATTCAAATAATCTATTTTGTTGATAATCCTCAGGTACTGCAAAAGTCGCCTGTACACGCATCATTCCTAAATCAACTTGGAATAGAGTATTTTTATAAATCTTACTCATAAGAGATTCAGTCACCTTCAGCATTTCTAAATTAGCTGAACAAACAACAGTACAATCAAAAGACATATTAATAGGTAAGAAGTTTGTTTCCATTGAGCATTAGGCTCATTGTATAAATTTCTTAAAAAATCTATTCCTAATTGTTCTTGTTCAATTCC